GCTGACCTGGAAAAACTCGAAGGCAAAACCGCCACTGATTTTCTGATGGAAATCATTTCAGGCTGGGCACTTCCCGATGCTTTCAACGCGGAAAACCTGTCGGTGCTGCTGGAAAACTATCCGGCGGCAATGAAGGCAATCCCGGAAACCTACTACCGCGAGCTGATGGGGCAGCGCGAAAAAAACTGATAGCGGTTGCCTCTGCGTTCTATACGCCTGAACCCACAGCGGCAGACCTGGCGCCTTACGGGCTTACGCCGGATGACTATGACGATCATTTCGTAGATGTCTGGCCAGATGTATGGCCTTCATTCCTGGTGTTTCAGGCTGTCAGTACGCAGTGGCGCACGGGCATGAGTGGTGCATCAGGGCTTGATTACAACGTGCTGCCCTGGGTAATGCGCCTGCACCACGTCGAGGACGAGGCAACCGCACTTTCGGACATCCGAATCATGGAGAGCGCCGCACTAAAAGTTATGCATAAAGAGAGGGCGGAATGAGTAACGATATCGCCACGATTTCCCTGCGCGTAAATACCAGTGAGCTGGAGCGCGGTAACCAGGCACTGGATCGCTTTCAGGAGACCGCGTCCGCCGCGGCAGGTAAAGCGGATGACCTGAACAGCACGTTCCGCACCGGTATCGATAACCAGAAGAAAAACAGCGAAAGCCTGAAGCAGCAGCGTCAGGAACTGCAGAACCTGCTGAATAAAATCAGCCCGGTAAACAAGGCGCTGGATGAACTGGACACTATCCAGGAGAGCCTGGCGAAATTTCGCGGTAAAGGGCTGGTGGGAGACGAGGACTTTACTCGTTACAACAGCGTGCTTGAGACGACGCGGGCAAAACTGGCACAGGTAATGGAGTCTGAAACCGCAGAGGGGCGGGCTCGCATTGAACAGGCTCAGGCAGCGCAGCGTGCAGCTGCGGCGGGCAAAACCTTTATCGATTCGCTGGAGGAGCAGGTCACAGCAATCGGAAAAACGCGCGCAGAACTGTTAGAGCTAAAAGCTGCCCAACTCGGCGTATCCGATCGTGCTGCACCAATGATCGCAAAGCTGAAAGAGCAGGAGGATGCGTGGAAGTCTGGGGCTATCAGCGCGGGGCAATACCGCAATGCTATGCGTTATCTCCCGATGCAAATTACCGACATTGTGACCTCACTGGCTTCCGGTATGCCGGTTTATATGGTTGCTATTCAGCAGGGCGGTCAGCTCCGTGATTCGTTTGGCGGTGTAGGCAATGCGCTGAAAGCGATGTTGTCGATGGTGACCCCTGCCCGAGTCGCAATTGGTGGCCTGGCCGGTGCTGTACTGATTGCGGCCAAAGCGGGATCGGACTACTTCACCGCCTACGACGAAATCAACAAGGCCATTATCAGGACTGGCAACATTGCCGGCACATCAGCGCTCCAGATCATGGCTTCCTCCCAGTCTATTGCTGCCTCTACTGGAGCTACTGTAGGAACCGTTCAGGGTCTGATGACTGAGCTGGTTGGCATGGGATCGCTGACACAGCAGCAACTTGAAAAAGCAGCGGGCTCCACGGCGTTGGCGGTTCAGACCGGTATAGTCTCGGCGCAGGACATCGCCAAAGCCTATAAGGACATCGAAAAAGACCCTGTTAAAGCGCTGCAGAGTCTCAACGAACAATATAATTTCCTGACCGTTTCACAACTTAAGCATGTTGACGATCTGATAAAGCAAAAGGACCAGACCGCGGCCGTTACGCAGGCTATGGACCTGTTTGGCGATACGATGGCGAAACGTGGGGAGCAGGCTTACGACTCGCTGACACCGTTTGGTCGCCTGTGGCTGGATATCAAGGGCTGGGCGTCTGAGGCCATGCAGAGTATCGGTCAGTGGGTAGCTGAACTGGCATCAAACACCCTGAAGGAATTCAACGCAATTTATTACAGCGTTGCGATCGTTTTCCAGAAGCTGAACCAGATCATTTCTTCCTCTATCGCTGCCGCTATTAACCTCGTTCCCGACTGGGCGAAAACAGATACTTTGCAGGGATGGCAGGACTACAACGAAAAAATGGCCGGTGCTTATGGCGACAGTATCTCTCAGCTGAAAAAAGACTGGGATGCCGCTGATATCAGTGCAGGTAAATACCTCGATACGACCAGAAAGATAAGTACCGCAACTACCCAGAAGGATCGGGAAGGAGTCGCTGCTTTTGGCAAAAAGACCAAAACCGGAAAGCAGGGCACTTTATCAGCTGGCGATCGCAGCACGGATGCTGCCCAGGCCGAGTTACTGGCGCTTCAGGCACAGTTACGCGCGCTGCAGCAGCATAAAGGGCTGAACGATACTATCAGCCAGCAGCGCAAAGATCTGTGGACGACTGAAGCGAAATTTCAGGTGCTGGAGGAGGCCTCGCGTTCACGTTCACTGACAAAGCAGGAACAATCCCTGCTGGCGAGTAAAGACCAGGTGCTTCAGTTGGCACGGCAGAAAGCCCTGTTAGGTGATCAGATTACCGCACAGGAACAGCTGAACAAGCGAATGGATACCTCGCAGAAATACGTCACGCAGATGGCAGAGAAGCAGGCTGCATTAGTGAACGGTGCAGGAATGAGTGACCGTCAGGCACAACGTGAGCTGGCAAAGAGTCAGCTTGCCGCTGGCTGGAAGAATGCTGGCGGTTCGCTTGACGACGAGGGTTATCAGAAGCAGCTCAAAGCGGCGAATGATTACTATGATGCTGAGGATCGGTTACGTGGCGACTGGCTGACTGGCGCGAAAAAGGGCTGGGCTGAATTTGAGGATAGCGCGACCAATGTGTACTCCCAGG